ATACCAAATGCAATATCAACTGATGGAATTTTAGTTGCAAGAACATAAGGTACAGTAACTTTAATAGTACTACCAGTATATTCATCATCAAATACTAAATCTTGACCAAAAATAGCTGTATTAAATGATGACATATTTACAACATTAGTACGTTGATCTAATGTTTGTTGAGCAGTAGCTTGGAAGCCACAGTCAAGAATTGCCATCAAGTCACCACGAATATTGGTTGCCAAGTCATGCATTGCATTTTTAACTACAGGAGAAGTATTACCATCTAATACAATGTCAAACAAATATTGTTTTTTATCTAGTACATCAGAATCAATTTCACCAGAGTATGCACGAGCAACTAATGAATCTTCAGAATTAGCACCAGTCCAAGTACCTTCAAAACCTTTATCAAAAGTATTTGGTACTAACAAATTACTTGCAGTAGATAAAGTAACTTGGTTTGAAGCAAGACCGCTAGTTAAAGGAGTTGCAAATTTAACTTTGTTATGGATTGCAACAGATGAACCATTACGTTCTTTACCGAAGAAAATATCCAAATTCAAAGGATTTACAGTTGCATCATTATTAATAAATGTACGTATAGCGTCATAGTTGGCATCAGTAGCAACTACAGTAACACGTAATGAATATTTATTAATTACATTAGCAAAGTATATAGATTCACGATTACGATCTTTAGCAGTAGGTTCAAATGCTACAGTATATGGACCTTCTACAACTACATCATTACCAACAGTATCTTTCTCAGTAATACTTAATGAGTATGTACGGAAAGGATAAGTTGCATCCAATGAATCTAAAGGAGATATTTTAATACCTAGACCATTATACGCTTCACCACGACCTTTTGGAAGGAACATAGCTAATGGATATACTGTAGTAGTACCTGTTGTAACTGGAGCAGAATTAACTAGAGTTTTAGCAACATCAATAGATATAACATTAGCTATTGGTTTAATAGTCGGAATAACTGTTAAATTTGTACCATCTACGTCAGTACCTATAGATAGCATAGCATTTGCATAGGCTGCATCTACTGGAAGAACACGGATAAAGTATGCTTCACCATTTGCTTTCAACCAGTTAAACACGTTATAGAGTGTTTGACCAGTTTTAGCCATATCTGGAAGACCTACTTTAAATTCAGCTTCTTCAACGTTAGTTAAACGAATAAGTTTATTATCTTCACCTTTTGTAGCTCTACCAGCTGCAAATAGAACAGTAGAACCTTGAGTAGTTGAAAATGTTTGAGAGTTATCAACAATTCGTGAATTTACCGAAGGGTGTAAATATTCAATTCCCATCTTATTTTCCTTTTATATTATTAAAGAACCTTTTAAGTATCTAAATTATTGTTTAAAATATATAGTTAGTAGTATATAATTTTTTCAATTGGTGATATATTTTGATCTTTATTTTTACGAGACATCAATACTGCACTCTGAAGTGATTTATTTATATCTTCAAAAGATAATGCATTAAATACCGATGTAGATCTGGGAATATTTTTAATACTAGATATTACAAAATCATTCTTATTTACATTTTTATCTCGTAATGCAATTCTTAATGTCTTAGTCTCATCTTTACTATAACGTGTCAATTCAGCAGCCATAGCTTCAATAGAAGACATTTGAGCTGAAAAACGAACATTATTCATCTTAGCACTATTAGTAAATAAAAATATAAAGTCTTCTGGATTCTTAACTTGTATTTTACCCGATATCAAATAATTAATAAATTTATTAACATTTGATGCAGACTTAATATACGTAGTAGAATCAATTATTATATCATTCTTTGAATAGTGTATATATAAATTATCTTTATCTGTTTCAATTTCACTAAAATTTAATACTACTTCAACCGGTAGGTTAACTTGATATGTAGCATTATTAACTTTAAATTGAAAAAATCCAATAGTGTGAATTGTATTATCTTTAATATTAGCTATTTCAGAATCAAATAAATCTTTGTCTAAAACTATTTGAAGGTCAGTAGTAGCAATTAATTGATCTTTTTCTTGTTTAATAAAATCAAAATTATTCATACAAATTTTTCCATTATAAATTAATATGAAGTTAGATATTCATCTAACTTCATATTTTATTTTAAGCAACTTCATTACAAACTTGTGTAACAGCTTTAAGTCGAATTTTTAATGATAAACTTACACCCATTAAACGAATCATAAGAATCATAAATAAATCATAATCTTTTAAATTAGATTTATATTTCTCATGATTGAATAATGTTGTAACTAATACGTTAATATAAATCATTATTGATTTACGTAAAGCATCATCACGTTTATATTTTAATAATTTACGTTCAAAATCTTTTAATTTTAAACCTTTAATCTGAGTACGACGAGCTAATCTACGAAGTTTATCTATATTTGTTTTCAATAAGAATTCAGAATCCAAACTAATAGTCTTAGATATTTCTAAACTTTTAAAATCTTGAATAATTGAAGTAGGATCGTCTAGCATTTCTAAATTCATTAAACCGATTTTAGCAGTATTACGATCTTCTTCATTATCTGATGATGATTTTTCAATAAATGAACTTCTAAGTTTTTCAATATGATCGTCTAATGCATCTAAAACATCATTAATTAATTTAGAAAAATCATCTTTGATTTCTGAATTAGCTGCTGAAAGTTCTTCTATTTTTGAAATTAGTTCATCATCTAAATTAGAATCAGCAACAATATCTGGAATTATATCTGAGGGTGGTTTTGTAGTCATATAGTTTTACCTTATATTTGCAATTGAAATATTACTTGATTTGATAGGTTATTAATATAGCTTATATTGTTTACTGGAGCTAGTATATGAGATGCTACTTTATCACCTGAATTTTCAAATAATAAATTTATCAAGTCATATTGTTTAGATTGTACTCCTACCGTATTAGCTATAATTTGAATAGTTATAGATTCATCACTCAATAAAGTAGCAATAATATCATTCATATTTATTAAAATATAGATGAAATCATTATCTAGATGAGGATACTCTAATTTAAAACGATTAAACTCATAATCTTTAGTTTTAATATCTTTATATTGTAATATTAATTTCTTTCTATTTATGTCAATATAATTTGAAATAAATGAAATAATATTCATATAACGATTATTATAAAAAAAGAAATAAATAAAATTAATACTATCGTGATTTAATGTATCGAATACATCTAAATCGATAAATTCTTCAAACTCATTGATAAAGTGTTTTTTTATCATATCATATAATTCAACTTCCAATTCATATAGTTTATTAGTATCTTCTGGAAGTAATTCATATGAAGTTTTAATATATCTAATTTTCTCCAAAAGATTCATTAAAATATTTGAATCATTTGGTTTATAAAGTGCATTTTCTCTATTTTCTAAAAAATCTTTTAAGTTAACTTGTAGAAGATTATATGATTCTTCTAACTGTCTATCTCTTAAAAAAATTGAAGAAGCTAGATAAGGTGTTTCTAGATTCATTGTTATTTCCTTAATATATTAAGTATATTATTATTAATTTTTAGTTTTGGTCTATTTGTTTTAATGTTATATTTACTAGAAATAAATTCATCCACACTAATATTATTATCTTTAATATAGATTAATTCATCTATTGTTAGATTAGATGCTATATTGTATTTATTAATTGTAGGATCATCGACTCCTCCAAAAATACTATTAGCTATACCAGATTGATTAGATGCATGATTATTTCTTATCTTTTTAACTAATAAATGACCAGTTGGCGTATTACTTAATGCATAGCGTACTATTAAATAACCTAATAAACAGTCGTCATGTGATATATCGTTATGCTCTATCTTACCTTGTTTGTTGTATTCTAATGTACGTACTTCATTATAGATATCGTCTACCCCTAATACATGTGGTTCTTCATTTACAAGTGTAAATAAATTATCAAACATAATTTCTCTTGATTTAACACTTGTATCTACACCATATTTAATATTATCTTTTGTTACATTTTTAGTTTTATCTTTATCTTGAAGAGAATATGTATAGAATAATCTTTTAGATTTAGTTCTAACTAATGTATCTATTACATTTAGTCCATAGTTATTACGTTCGATAATAAATATTGATAAAGGTAAAACTTCTTCCATAACATATTCAATTAATGATGTGAAATATGAAGTATTGATCTTATTATTTTTAAATATAGCTACAGGCATTAAATCTTCAGGATCAACCACTACCATTGTAGAATTATCTCTACCTAATCCACCACCTACGTCACATCCGACCAAATAAGTTTTCTTAGGATTTAATGGACGATATACATTCATAAAATAAGTTCTATTTACTGTTTCTTCTTGATTTAACTCTTCATTGAATATTCTAAATTTAGGCTTTAATTCCATAATAGTATAATCTCTATTATGATAGCTACCTATTACGTCTAATTGTTCTTCGGAGAATACTGAATTGTCTGATGATTTAGTCCATTCCAAATCTAATTCACGTCTAATCAATAATAGCTTATTATTTAATACACGACATTCTTTACGATACCATTCCTCAGTTAAACCTAATTGTTGCCAAGTAAATTCAATATAAATAAAATCATTATTTGAATTTTGTTGAATGTAATTATCTATTTCATTTCTATTCCAGTCATACATTTTTTCAATAAATTTAGCCGATTCCTGAATCATCTTATAGCATTCTTCACCAGCAGGAACGTCTATATTATTAGGAGTAGTTGATATTATTTTTGAATGAGGTTTACCATTTGCTTTAGCAACTTCAGCAATTCTTGATTGAGCAGGACCAGCAGCTGCATATATTATTGAATTGTATTTAAGAAAGGCGTATTCATCATACCAGACTTCAGGTACAGTTTGTCCACGACCCATTTTATCAGCTTCTTCTGCACCTCTAGGTTCACCTGAAGTTAAAATTCTATTATTGCGACTATATGACCAAATATATTCAATATTATTAGCATCTTTTGGACTTAATATAGATTCTTTCAAATAATCTGGAAGTAATAATGTTATATCCTTTAAACGTTTTAAGTTATTTTCAGCATCTTTACCAGATTTATTAGAAAAAATCATATTTGTATTTGTTGTGCCAAAATGATATATATGACTTAATGCAACTGCAATAGAAATAGTTTTACCTCGTTGACGTGGTAATACTACTATTTGATTTATATTATTGAAGATAGCCCAAGTTATTGCTAAATTACCACGATGTAATTCGAATTTTAAATTTGCACCTGGAGCAGGAATCCTTACTACTTCACGTATATAATAATAAGGATTACGTATTATTTCATTAATAACTTTTGTTTTCTGTTCATGAGTTAATCTTTTTGATAATGGATCTACATGCATTAAATCTTTATCATAAAGTCTTAAAAAAAATTTATTATTTTCGATTCCTAGACTTTTCAATGTTTTAAACATTTGAATGAAAGATTTATTACTAGTAGTCGTATGTATTACATAATCGTCATAATTAACTTTACCGAAAAATGGATTTACTTTTTCCATAAATATATTTACCTAGTAAAAAAAAATAAAATAAAATTATTATAGTCATATAAAACTATATGACTATAATAATTGTTGAATTATTTATTAAGGAATATATTAAGAACTAATTTACACACTTCTTCAACATCTACGAATACTAA